TGGCCCATTGCCCATAAATAATTCTCCTACTTACTATTAATTAGTTAAGAACTGTTATTTTCGAGGGCTTTCTTTTCTTTCTCTTTTTGTTCAATATATTGTTGGACGAACCAAGTTCGCAAAGCAATAGGAAGGTTATAAAGCTCTAAAAAAGACCAATTGGCATAATGTTTCATTAAAAAGAATACATTATACACCTGTTTCATATAATCATGATTCAGGCCAAAAAAACTGTGCCGTTAAAGGCACTTCTCTCCTTTCCATATGGCCGCAATTGTCGCATATAAGGTCAGCCGTGAAATCAACATCGGGTTTATTTTCTGCATATTTATTTTTAATGTACTTTGCATCTAAGGAAGGCATGTTCTGAATAAATTGTTCTATCGCGCCGCCGGTGTTTTTTATACCATTGACAGAATCGATAATAAAACTTAAAAAAGTAGTAGTAGAAGTATTTGAAAATCCCATATTTTCTTTTTTATTAATTTCTCGTTGCAACAGTTCTTCAGTATAAGTTGATAAAAACCTGATGGTGGTTAAATATTTAGTTTTAGGAAGTTCCAGCGACATTAAACCCTTATCGCTCACGAGCTTATTATTGATTTCTTTATTTTTAATTGTTAAAAGATCACACTCAACTTTGGTTTTATGTTGGCAATTGGTGCATTGTGTTTCAAAACTATAAGCCGGCCCATAACCATTAATTCGTGCATTAAGTATAATAGCACTTCTATCGCCGGGGAACAAGCTTTTATTATTGATATCTTTATTTAATAAAAGACTTTGAATCAAATAATCTAATACAACACCTTTTTCTATCAAACTCATTGAAGTTAAAATATCTTCTTCTTTGGCCGTCATATGTTTTATTTCCACATATTCTTGATTGTATAAGGGATGATCTCCGGGGTAAAACATCCCTTTGCTAGGAAGTTCCACTAATTCAGTAGGCACAACATAATTTAGTGCCTCTAAGCCTTGAGATACATGTGGTGTATCAGGCGCTTTAAACCTACTCTCATTTTGTCTCATATTTACCTCTTTTTAATTAAATGAAACTTCTTTCATATTTAAAATTATTATAATCTAAAGTTAAATTAATCTTAACAAAACTTTCAGCATCATATGAAATATTACCAAAATCAACTGATGTGATAATTGGATCTATAAGAGTCCATGCTCCTGCTACATTCATTCCAGCGAAATTTGTTGCATTAGAAGTAGAGCTTAAAAGATCTTTAAAAGTTCCTATAGGATTTGCGCCTGAGCCCAATGCACCAAGAAAACCAGTGGCAGCCGAAACAGCTGTGTTAATTACGGCTGCTGCAACAGTTTTAGGAAGAGGCGCTAGCTCTAATATTTGCATAGACGCAAACCTTAATGCTTCACGTGCACTCCCCAACTCATTAGATGTTAAAGTGTAGCCCCCGTTGGTTAACAAATCATAAAGAGTTTCTGCTTTATTAAGATCCAAACCAGGCCCCTCTTGAAAAGAATCGATGATCGTTAAGGAAACGTTCTTTAGTCTATAATCAGTTTTATAATGATTCTCGGTTCTCATAGTGCCATTTTTTAAAAACTTCTTCGCGCGGATTGAATTAATAGTGCTAAATCCCGGCTTAGTCATAGATTGGATTAAAAAAGGCTGAACAAAATCAATCAGCCCTATAGCTTGATATTCTCTCTTGGGTTCAATATATGAATTTTCTAACGTAGATGACCAGAAGTGGGACATTTAATTTACCTATGAATACATTACCTGGGATAGTTTTCTACCGTCAAAATCACCTTGGTACATAGCGTAATCATAAACAATTGTTAATTGTACAGCTACCAATTCTTCATTAGTGTAGTTTAAAGATCCAAAAGTAACAGCGGATACCCACGCATTAACGAGCGACCACTCTTCCACAGCCATTGGGCGCCGAGCAGGATTATCCTTGGTAGCCGCTAAAGGAGTTATTCCTGCATCGATTTGCTCCAACCGTGGAGTTCCCAATGCATTGCTAGCAGTTCGTTTAGAAAAAGCAAATTTGGCCGCCTCTTCGGTTTCAGGAAGCTTATAGCCGGATGACTGAAGAATTCGAGTTAAAATAGCTGAAGTATCAGGCACAATGGGATCAATAAGATTAACTGTAACGTTATTCCAAGTCAAGCGGCCCGGGTATTTAAAAGTATGCGCAATATATTTTACAGGAGTTTCTGAAATAGTAAATGCGGGCTTCGTTACGTCCCTAACAACATAAGTTTCAAACCCTCCTTGGGGATTCTCCAAATATAGTAACCACCTAAAACCTCTTTTTGGTTCAACTGATGAATCGTTCCAGAATGCCATGTTATAAATTCTCCTATCCTTATAAAATATATAGTTTCATTTTCAATTAATCTTCAAAAGACGCTCCGGTATTTGTGATAATGAAGTCAATTGCAATAAATTCAATTGAGCGCGCAGGCTTCAAGAAGATCTTAGCATATAGAATGTTTCTATCAATCAAATCTGGCGTTGTTGTAGTCTCATCCAAAAGAACTTTATAATCTGTTAAGCCTAAACCAGATTTAACCCCTCTCAATAGAGTTTCGGCTTGGCCCCTGAACCTATTCCAAGTAGTTTGCACATTTTGATCAAACAACAATGTTGCAGCAATTCTTGAAATCTCGCGCTTTAAGAAGATAAGCAATCGCCTAACGTTGATTCTATCCAATGCTGAGGGCGTAGTTTGTAGGGTCTTTTGTCCAAAGATTACAATGCCTTCCGCTGGGAAAGAAGCAATAGGGTTAATATTATTTTCATAAAGCTTATCACGCTCCTTCGATGTCAAACGCTGCCTTACTCCAACAATGGGAATGCCGGCTGCATTATTAGTTGAAAGGCCGCCGCGCGTAAAACCGGCGGGTGCGAACCAAACGTCTGAAACCGCTTCAGAATAAGCGAGGGCCCCAATGGCCGCTACTGAGGGAGGTGCCCATAATGTGGCGCCCCCAATAGTGTCTCTAATTTGAACCCATGGGTAGTAAGCAGCACCATAGCTTGAATTCAATCTTAGGTTGTTTTTTGAGTTGTTAACCGTAGCATTAACAGAGCCTAACCTATTTTGTATAGTCTGGGTGCCTTCAGTGTTGGGTACAAAACCATCTTGAAGATCAATAATAGCTAATGCATCCCCGCGATTTTCAACCATTCTCACCATTCTAGAATTTAAAGAGTTGTTGGTGATACCAGGCATCGCTGCCAAATTATATTCCACTCTCTCGGAGTCTCTAAGGGTATCAATAGCCACATTAAGCGAGTTATAGGCATAGTTATTAGTCTCAGAGGCGCCGGCGGTGCCTAAAAGTGTGTTACGGAATGGCTCTCTTTCAGTAATATCCAAGCCGTTAAACCCACCAAACAAACAAGAGGTAAACTGATCAAAACCTGCTTCCAAAACTGTTTCATATGTAGGCGTTGATGATCCCAAAGGAACGTTATCACCTGAAGCGCCACTCAAAACGGTATATGACAGACCATTAACCCTATTGGTGACCTCATATGCTGCATTAGCTGAATAGGCTCCGGTATAGCTTGAAGCTGAAACGTTGGTATTTCTTATATTATCTAGTGAAAACGTCCATGAATATTCAGTACTATCGCTATCGCTAGCTACATGAGAATTAATCGCATCTGGCTTAGCTCTTAACACATCTCTAACGCTATAATTAAACTCATTTGAATTATAGGTTGTATCAACGCCGAAGAACGCGTCCGTGGGATCCATTACAAACCCCTCGGAACTGGAGACTCTTAAGCGAAGCTCTGGAAAATTATATCCCACTCCAAACGCTTTAAAGTTATTTCCTCCGTTGAGCGCTGTAGATGCACTCACGGCGATTAACGTAGTGCTGCTTTGACTCTGGGCCCCGATATAACTGCTATCTTCAGGCACAAACGTGCCAGAGGTCGTTAAAAGGGCTGCTTGGTCAATATCCATTAATTTGCCAATATCACTACCACTGCCTATGGCAAATCCCTTAAATCGTGGTGGTCCGAATACACCAAAGGGCAAAAGAATCGGGTCAGTTTGAGCTTCAGCCACCTTATCAGCAACTTCTACGCGTATATAGCTAGAATTATTTGGATAATCTCCATACTCTCGGTAAAGCTTGGAATCGTAATCCCATTCTTCAAACTTATCACCAATTTTCTTAGCCACATAGTTGTCTGCAGCAGGATTCAAGCTACAATTATTAAATTGTTCTAAATAAACTGGATCAGCATCCGTATCTTTAATGTCCCGAACTGCTACGGTAAATGTACCATAGTCACTAAGGGGATCAGCTGACACCCTAATGTCCTTGATTGAAATTTTAACATCTTGTTGCACGCCTTCACGAGTTAAACGACCTACCAGACGGAAAAGTTTTTCCATACTAGCGGGACTGTAATTGGCAAAATCAGTAGTTATATCTTGAGAAATAAACCACCCCGTTTTAGCAACCACTCCTTGGCCGCTGTTGATTTTAGAGGAGCTAAATTTAAAATCTCCACCACTTACGCCCTCATTAGGCGTACTCAAGGGTATAATGGCACCAAAAAGCCTATCTTTACTTGTAGTGGTGTCATAAACTTTATCGTTTACTGACCCTTCAAATGTTTCTCCTAACCAATAATTTAAGGAATCTTGAGTAATAGTACTATTAG